CGTGCGCTACTGCGTGCTCGGTGGTGATCTGATCGACGCAGCGACGGTGCTTTCAGTCGGCTCTCCGTATGAGAATACAGCTGAACCGATCGACCAGGTCAGTGAGGTGGTGTTTCTGCTCGCGCCGCTCGCCGACGGCAAGCGAATCCTGGGCTACGTGGGTGGCAATCACGAGCGGCGCACGATCGCTACGTTCGGCGATGTCGGCCGCCTGATATCTCAGCAGCTTGGCGTGCCGTACAGTCGCGGCGTCCAGCACATCGACATCTGGTTTGGGGCGCATGCGCCCTTCAAAATATCCGTCTGGCATGGATCCGGTAGCGCGCGCACCAAGGGGGCGAAGGCCCAGATGCTGCACCGATTCATGAGCCAGGCCGACTCGCAGGTCTATCTGGTCGGACACCTGCATGATGCCTTCGTGTTGTTTGATTGGAGACATCGGCGCAAAGGAGGCCGAATCCAAACCGAGAAAATCGCCGGAATTATGTCGTCGTCTTTCCTCGATTATTGGAACAGTTATGCCGAGACCGCCGCTCTTGCACCCAGCGGGACTATGATGGGTCGCGTCATCTTGGAGCGCAACGGTAAGTGGGAGGTGACGATGCGATGAGCGCATGGAAGCAGCTCGATGAGCTGAGGCGCGCGGCCGGGATCGTCTCCGACGCTCTCGCCGATCCCCCCGCTGACTCATGGACAGCGGAGGAATACGCCCATCGCTACGGCGTGGATGTGCACACCGCGCGGCGCCAGCTCCGCAAGCTGGTCGATGCCGGTGTGATCGCATGCGGCACGGTTAAGCGTGGCCGCATATATCAGAGGTACTATTGGCTCGCCGAATCCGCCGCGTCGAAGCCATCGTCTGGCCGGCGGCGCTGAAGCGACGCTGGCATGCAGCCGCGCGGGCCGCATGGCCGCGCGAGCACTATGGCATTCTGTTAGGCCGGCGTATCGATGCGACATCTGCTGCGGTCATCGAGGAGATCTGGTCTCCGCCCGACGTCGCCGAGCATGCGACTGACGCATGGATTGCGCCGCGTGCCGAGTGGATGGCCGAGGCAGCGCACATCGCCGAGGATGAGGGGTGGAGGGTGCTCGGTGACATCCACACGCACCCGTACCGCGAGCACGAGTACTCGCATATGCTGCCGCCCGACAGGACAATGAGTGAGGGTGATGTGCGGTACTGGGCCGAGGGCGCACTCGTCGGCATCACGGTGGTCTGGAGCTACCGCGGCCGTCTACGGGCGAGCACGTGGTTCTGCCGGGCGCCGGGCGAGGTCCAGATTATGGAACTGCGCAATGCCAGGGTCAGTGCAAAACGCTAGTCCAGTCGGAGTGCTCCCATGGAGCCTGTCGCGCGCCTTTGTCCGCAGCCAGGAGTATCCGGTTCTCGACAACGAGTACGCGGGCGGCGAATCGCAACGCTCGGTACTGGCTTCAAACAGCCGCAAGCGCTGGCGACTGGCTAAGCGCCTGACGCCGACCGAGCTTACGGCACTGCGCGATTTCTACGAGGCGCGCAAGGGGCCGCAGGAACCTTTCTACTTCTATGATCCCTGGGACGCGAACCCCAAGTTCAGCTACGATCCGACAGGCCAGGCCACTCAAGGCCGCTACACCGTGCGCTTCGCAGGCGGCTGGGAGCAGTCGGCCGGCATCGGCCTGATCGAAGTCACTCTCGAATTGGTGGAGATAGCATGAGGCGATTGATCGGAATAGCCATGCTGGCCTGCTCAGCATGGGCACAGACGCAGATTCGGGACACGCTCTACACGGCCACTGGCGCTACATTTCAGGGGCGCATCGTCGTGATCAGCCCAGATATGCGCACCCCATCCGGCCGGACGGTCGTGCGTGCGCGAACCGAATTGCATGTGTCCAATGGTGTGATTGCGATCGACCTAGAGCCGAACGATACAGCCTCCCCACCCGACACCCACTACGTCGTGCAGTACGTCCCGCGCAGTGGGCCGTCCTGGTCAGAGCACTGGGTCATCCCGACCAGCTCGGCCCCACTGAAGGTACACGAGGTGCGGATCATCGGCGGCCTGGGGCCGCCGATGCAACGTGTACCCAATTTCGCCGACGCGGAAGTTCCGGTCGGCGCCATCGACGGCGACAATCGCGTGTACAATCTTGCATTCATACCATCGCCACCTACCAGTCTGATCTTGACGCGCAATGGCTTGATCATGAAGCGCGATCTGGACTATACGCTGGCGGGTAAGACGGTGACGTTTGCCACAGAGCAAACGCCGCAGGTGGGCGACATCCTCCTGGCCTGGTACCGCTACTGATGCCGGACTACATCGGCAACATCCAGGTACCCGAGATTACGCCGAGCGGCGTGTTCCCACTGGTGCCCGACTACCCTTACGGGCGAGCGCAGGCGCCTGCGGTCATCATCCACCAGTTCGGCAGCGGGAACACCAAGATCGAACAGCGCTTCTTGCTGGGCACTGGCGCCAAGCGCTTCACCGTCCGCAAGGCGCGACTGCGCGAAGCCGACCGGATCGCCTTGCGCGACTTCTGGGAGTCGAAGTACGGCCCCCATGGAGCCTTCACCTACAACGCGCCGAACGACGACGGGGTCGGCACTACCGCTTACACCTGCCGCTTCGCCAATGAGCCACTCTCATGGGAGATGCTGGCTGACGCAGTGTGCTCCGTCGGTGTGACGCTCATCGAGATTCCATCTTCCTCGCCCACCTACGCGCTCAATCAGACGGTCACCCGATTCCCGCCGGAGGCGCTCCAGACCGCATTACTGGCGCAAGTCCAGCAGATCATCCCGCTGGTAAAGATCGTCCCCAAGCAGCCCGGCTATCCGGCCATCTACGTCTCTGACCGCCGATGCACCATTGGCGGCCAGCTCTACCAGGCCCGCCTGCTCGAGTTCGACGGGATCGCGCAATCGATCGGCAACGAGGCCGACGAGGCCCGGTTCGTCTTCGGTAATGCCGACCGCGTCATGCGCGCGCTCGCCAACGACGTGGACCTCTACCGAGCGGCGCTTGAGTTCTCGCTGTTTCACGTGGCGACTGGCATCAAGCTCGACCTGTGGAAGGGCGAGATCATCGACTGGTCCTTTGATGCCGGCCCGGAGTTCCACGTCCGCGCCGCCGACGGCATCTATGAGCTCAATCTGCCTTACCCCACGCGCCGCATCTCGCGCACCTGCTGGAAGCGATTCAACGACGGCCTCGGGTGCCCTTGGTCTACGCAGAGCGGCACCGGAGATCCAACGAGCTGCGACAAGGGCTTTGATACGCCCAACGGCTGTCGCTCACACGGCATGGATGATTACTTCGGCGGCATCCTGGCCAAACCCATCGGCGTGCGCATCAAGGACAACTCAACCGGCACCTGGGGCTTCGGGCGCTCGACCATTACCAGCGTCTCACTCGTGGCCGATTCGATCTACGACGAGGTAGTGCCCGAAATCTACACCGACTCGGCCATGCCCGTGAACGCCAAGATCGCCCTGGGGCGCGAAGAGAGTGATTTCTACGCCGCGGTGGGCATCGTGGGCGAAGGGCCGCTGGGCGCTTACGGCACGGGCCACAAGCTCGATGGACAATTTCACCACGGCTACCCGGGCGCGCTGGGCCTAGTGGAGAGCCTCGGCGCCGATCCGAATCCCACGCCGTTTGGCTTCGATACCGACAACCCCGTTGAGCGCGCCGCGGGCACGGCCTTCGTGATGCTCCGCCGCGCCGACGCCAAAGGGCTTCAGCTCTCGCGGCTCGCCGAGCATGCCATGGAGGTGGTGGTCGCCCAGGGGTTGAGCGGCTGGGTGTGGAGCGCGCCGGGCGTCCGCTCGCAGCAAGTGCTCACCAACCCCATCTGGATCGCCATCAACATGCTGCTTCGGGCGCGCGGGCTGCGCTTTGCCGACGCCGCCACCTGCGAGCAGTTCTTCGATGTCGGCGCCGCCATCGCCGCCGCCCAGATCTGTGATGAGCAGGTGACCAAGCTCGTCGGCACGGGCACCGAGACGCAGTTCACGTTTCGGGGCGTGATCCAAGAGGAGAAGCCGCTCAGGGACTGGATTCAGGAAGTCTTGATGAACTGCCTCGGCTACTACACGTTCGCCTTCGGCAAGCTCAAGCTGGGCGTGCGCGTGAACTCCTCGGCGGTTGAGGCCTTTACCGAAGGCAACATCCTGTTCGGGAGCCTCCAGCTTGCGCCGCTCAAGCCCAGCTTCAACCACCTGACGGCCAACTTCGCCGATGAGGATTTCGACTTCGTCTCCAACTCGATCACCCTCTACGACATCGACCATGCGGCGCTCATCGGCGGCGGCGCCGGGCCGCTCTTTCTGAAGTCTACGGTCAATCTCTCCGGCACCGCCTCGAAATCCCAGGCTGCACGAATCATTACGACCCGGCTACGCGAGGAGCTGGGCGGTATCACGCCGGCCGAATGGAAGGCCGCGCGGCAAATCGCCTTCAAGACCACCGTACTCGCCCTCAACACCGAGCCCGGCATGGTCTGCTCGATGACCCATCCCGACATGCCCGGCGGTTCGGGCGAGTTCCGCGTGACCGGCTGGCGGCTCAACCGCGACTATTCGATCGACATCCAAGGCCGCACGACCACCGACTCGATGTACGACCTCGTCATCGGGCCGAAGCCGGCTGATGTGATTCCCTCACCGCCTGCTACGGAGCCGGGCACCGACTGGGCCGCGCCGCCCGAGCCGGTCTTCGGCGTGGAGTATTATCCCGGGATACTCATCTTTACCGCAATCGGGTTCCAGGACCTCGCCAACACGAAGACCATCTCCACCCTGACTTTCACCGTCTGGCACTACGACGAAACTGCACCCATCCAGACGACCATCACCGCCGCGATCGACGAAGAGGCAACCTCGCTCACCGCCCAAAACCTCACGAGCTTCGCGCCCGGCAACTTCGCTCTACTCGGCAGAGAGATCATCCAGATCACCGCCATCAACGGCCAAACTGCCGAGATCCAGCGGGCGCAAAAGGACTCGATCGCCACCGCGCATGACTCCGGAGCGCGGCTCACCCTGCTCCACAAGCGGCTCTTTATCTACCACGTGCCCCGGGACTTCTTCGGCACACCGGCCTCGGGGGAGTGGGAGGCCCGCGAACCCTTCCGCTCGATGGCGGTGTGCGCCGTCGAGCTCTACGTCACCAACGTCTTCGGCAACTCGCCGGTCAAGATCAACAACTACACCTCGAACTTCGTCAATGGCCGGTTGCGCATTCTGAGCGGTGAGCAGGTGGACCTGATTGTGGAGGGCATCATTGGCATCGAAAGCGACGCCGTGCCGCCGGTCTATCTGCCCCAGGCGGCCTCGATCCGCGACATCTATGCCTACTGTAAAAACGCCCCCTTGGGCGGCGACATCCACGCCGTGGTTAAGGTCGCCGGAAACGCGCTTGCCACTGTCATCATTCAGGAGGGGCGTACCTTCCCAGCCAACTCGATTGACGGCAAAGACCTGCCGGCGATCCAGCCAAATCAGCCGATCACGCTGGATGTCACCAGCGTGGGCACAACCTTCCCGGGCGAGCGGCTGGTGGTGGTTATCAGGCTGTGAGCGATGGACGCGATCTACAAGCTCCAGCCCACCCGGACCATCCACCTCCAAGGCGCTTCTGACTTTGGCGCTGCCGCCGCCCTGCACTCAGCCACCGAGACCGGATTCAAGGTCTCCGGCGTCTTCCGTGACGCCGCCGACTTCGCCGTCCTGGTCCTCTGGGACCGCGACGACTTCTTCGGCCACCCGCGCTTCTCCTACCTTCCCGACGGCGACTTCTCCGGCATCACGCTCACCTTCGACCTGTACTACGAGAATCTCCAACCCATTGATTCACCCAAGTTCCCCACCATTGACTGGCCGTATCTGAACTGCCTCAAGACAGACGGCACCCTGGTCCAGTTACGGCTGTTCGACCGTGCCGAGCAAGTGGGCGGAACTTACGCGAAAGCAGAAGGCACGTTCACCCTGGTGGACAATGGCCTCCAGCCATACGACCGCGTCACGTTGTGGTATCAGAACATCGCCTTCGACTACATCGTGCCCGAGTTTACGACCTCGACCGTGCAGACCATGTGGTGGCAGGGTGACCCAACGTATCTGCACTGGGTACAGATCGAGTCCACGATATACGGGCAGGTCGAAGGTAACCTCAGCAGCGCACAGATCGCCCAGGCCATCGCGGCCCAAATCAACGCGGACGACCCTTACTGCGAGGCCTCCACGGGCGGGCAGTACGGCAACGAGATCACGATCACGCTGCGGGGCGGCCAGAACGGACCAGTCAACGTATCCAGCTCAGATGGGTCGGCCCCGGCCACGCTAAGGCGCATTACCGCTGCCATCATCTGCCAGGAACTGGCCGCTCAGATCAACGGTTTCGACTGGCAGGGCGCCGGCGTGCTCATCCCGCTCGAGGCCGAGGCGAGCGGCAACACGATCACGATTCGTGCTGCGCGCCCAGGCTACGACGGCAACATGATCCGCCTCTACGAGCTACACAAGAACGAGAACCTCTACTTCACGCCACACGTGGTCCAGCTTCAGGGCGG